TACCATCTGCACTTATATCGCCAGCAGATTCTATATCCCCTTGAGTAGATAAATCTCCTTGACTAGATAAATCTCCGTCAAAATTTCCGTTATTTCCGTTTATATCACCGGGAGTTTCTATATCTCCACTATTAGGGTCAATTTTTGCAGGACTTGGTATTGCCGTTCCAGCAGGTACTCCGGGAATTCCCGGTAATGGAACAGCTACTGGTATCGGTAATGGAATAGGTATAGGGATAGGAATAGAGGGGAAAAATACAGGTTTAGCATCAGGATCATCGCTAGGTTTTTGAAATGTAGAACTCCATTTTGTTTGAATACTTCCATCAAGATTAATATAATCTATACTTAAACTATCATTAAGTATGCCGCCGTTTAAAGGTAAATAATATATTAAATTTTTATTTAAAGATGTATTATTTTTAAAACCGGTAATATATTCAGTATTTGATATAATATTTTTTACATAAACACTGTTTAAATAAGTTTCCCCAATATCGCTTATTTTTACAACGCTATCTTTAATTATTTGCCCAGTATTTCCATCAAACCTAGCTATATTGTTATCGGTAGAAGAAGTGGGTCCGCTAACCCTTTGTAAAATTTCCAAAACCCCATCTTTATTGCCTAACACTCCATTATCTAAATCACTTAACGCTTGTGCATTAGGTAATCTTATATCGGGAGTTTGAATGATAAATTTAACATCTGATATATCCGGAGTTTTATTTTTTTGTAAAGCATCTATATCATATCTCATATCCATCATATTAAGGCGGATATCAATTAATATAGGGCTTTGTTCTACTTCTAATTTATTATTGCCAATAATAGTATAATCTTCTTGTAACTCGGGCAATTGAAACCAAGTTGCTATCCTACCAGTTACAGGCGATATAAAATTATATAGACGATCATATTTCATGCTAACAAATGCTCCATAAAATTGCTTATATTGTTTATATCATTATTATAAGTCGTAGTAGCTAAATCAGATAAATATTGAAAGAAATCGCTATCAGTATTATCCATTTCAGTATCACGAGATAAATCAAGATCGGGTTGAAATCTATAATGATATAAATTACTAGGTACAGCAGGATCACTAATTAAAGATAAAGCTTTTGCTACTGATTCTTGACCGCCTACCATTGCTTGATCAAATAATGCTACCAAATCTTTAATTGTTTGTTCAAAAGGTAATAAAGAATAAGATTGCAATAATCTTTGATTTTGCGTGGACACTTCATCAAAACCTAAATCACCAAGACCTGTGCCAAGAGATAAAATACAAAATCTTTTAGCTAAAGGTTTTATTCTACGTCCCATATTTAAAGCAAGTTGGGCAGGGTTATTTTGATATACTCCTCCGTCAACATAATCTTGATTATTAATAGATTGAGGAGGTAAATAAACAGGTGCGGCACTTGTAGCTAAAGCAACATCAACAATAGGTAAATTTTGACCAAAATAATTGAAGTCATTTAGATTAGAAAAAATTATAGGTGAATTACTATCTTTTCTAAAAGAAGTAATTAATACATTAGTTTTTAAATTTTGTAAGGTATCTGTATTAAAATTATTTGTTAATACTGTTTTTAATCTAGCAGAACCATAATTACTTTCCGTAGATGTTGACCTGTATAAATAACCATTATCCCCCATAATAGCTATTTTTTGAGCAATATTGGGTCTATTGGACGGAAGAGATGCATTTATTGAACCGCTAGCAACATCGGCAGCAGTTCTAATAGTAAAAACCCAAGGTGCTTCGGTAAGATAAAAAGGTTTGACCTCATCAATAGTTTTTCCGTACGCATAACTTAAAGCTTGTAAACCCCCTGTAGAACTACCTGCTATAACGTCAAATATTTGCCATAAAGGTTTATCAAAAAATGATTGTAATTTTGATAAAAAAGAAACAGAAAGATAGCCTCTCGCACCTCCTCCGTCTAAAGATAATATACGTAATGTGTTAGCATCCATAATTAAACCCAAATTGTATGATCAACAACATTAGTATATTTAAAATCAACATTATATCTATTTTTTACACAATCCTCAAGACTATAACGCCAACTATCTACAAGGTGATTATTTTTATCTTCAATCTCATCTTTAATTTGACCACTAGCTTTATCAGTTTTATATTTTAAATTATAAACTTCTTTTAAAAACTCACTACAACGAGGGTGTACATAACATTTTTTAAAAGTTTTAATGTAAGTTATACCCGCTTCAATTGATCCTTTACCTTTAAAAGCAGGTTTACAAGGATATCCATATTTATTTAATAGATCAATAATATCTGGACTAGAACTATCAGCAGTAATTGTATATTTTCCGTTCTTTTTATAATCTTTTAATACTTTTGAAAGTTCTTCACCAAGCAAATCAACGCTAATATGTGATTTTTTAAATTCATGTGTTACATAAAGATTTTCATCTAGTATATAACATCTAATACCAGCAGAGGCATCAGTCCATCCAAAATCCAAACCAAAGTATGGAAATATACCTTGTGGTTCTTCAAATTCCTGTATTACAAAGAAATCCCTTTTAAACACATGGATATCACTATTTCTTAAACATTCACCCTCATATACGTGCATGTATTCTTCATAATTGTCATTACGACATTTGATAATATTCTTATAACTTTCAACTGATAAATGTTTGTAATTATGTCGCCAAGATAATTTTTTAAGTATTAAATCACTACCATATTTGCTTTCACCTTTTACAATAAATTCATTATATAAAAAATCAGTTTCATATTTTGGATTCATACTAACCCATATTTCACAACCCGACATCCTAATACTAGGGATTGCAGTTCGCCAGCTTTCAGCTGATATATAATGCCCCTCTTCAATCCATAAATATTTAATTCCGTGTACAGATTTTATATTATCAACATTAATATCCCTAAGCCCATCAAATAAAATTATACTACCTGTTAAATTATTAATAATATGAACACCTAACATTTTATTTTCTTTTGAAACAAAAAACTGTTTGTATTCAGGAACTTGACTAATAATGTCCATAAAAAGAGAATATACGCTTTTACCTATATTTTTAAAATATTCCCTGCAACAAAGAATATTGCATTTTTCTTCAAAAGAAAGTCTAAGTAAAGCTTTAGCAAACATTGTTGATTTTCCAGAATCCCTACCACCATAATAAACTTTATATTGGCAAGTTTTGTATAAATCTTCTTCCCAAGTTTGTATTTCAAAAATATTGAAATTATTGGCAGTCATCTTCGTTTTTAGATGTTTTTGTGATTGTAATTGACATTATTTTATCGTGATATTTTTTAGCAATTTCATTTTCGTAATCTTCTTCAGTATGTAAATTATCGCTAACAATTTTCAATTTTTTATCAATAAAATCTTGTGAAATAGTAATTTGTGTCTGTTCTTGATTTTGATCTTGTTGCCTAAACTTCATACCATTGTCCATAAAGTACTGGAGCATCTTAGTATCATTATTTCTAATGTGTTCTACTAATCTAGAAGTAGCTTCTGCCATAAATTCGTGCTTGCCACACTCATAAGCTTCTTTAAGTTCTGGTATTTGTTCTTCTCTTTTTAAATATGTTGAAAGAGACATATTGAAACGTCTAGCAATCTGTTCTTTAGTCATACAAATTGCCATATTTCTTACTGCTGCAATATTTTCATCTGTAAATTCAACTTCCTGCATACAAGACAGTTCTTTCTTTTTTGCTTTTTGATATATTACATCACGCAATTTTTCATTAGCTTTTTGAAGTTTATCAAATTCTTTTTGTTGTTCTTTTACAAGTTTACTAACTTTAACTTTTGAATTTAATAATTTTTGCATATCATTTTGCAATTTTTCAATTTCCAATTGTTGTTTTTTAATAGCTCCTTGTAGTTGTAAAAGTTCAAACTTGAAATTAAGCATTAAAATCTACCAGCTAAACCTACACAGCCAATATAACCATTTTGTTTTATATCGTTAATATGTTCAAGTTGATTTTTATATCTAAGTTCAACTTGCCTTATCTTAAACTTCTCATAATTATCATCATTGATAAGAAAGATACGTCTATTTGCATTGGAATTAATCCTATCCCATTCATCATAAACTTTTTTAAACTTGATATCATCTTTAGTTTTATAACTATTGATATGAGTTTCAGAAAGATTAATTTTACTCATTAAAACCTATAAATGTTTTTAAATTTACAAATTCAGTTTGTTGTTTAAGTAAACCTGTTGTTAATTGGTCAACCAATACTTCACGTTCTTTTATTCTTTCTACTAAAGTTAGAGTTTCTAAAGGTATTTTGCCATTAAGCCCTTGTATTGGATTACATAAAGGTTTAGCAATATCTTGATTATCTAAATTTATTCTTCTTTCCATAACGATTTCTAATAATTGTTAATGTGTAATATACAACAAAATAACTCAATTGTCAAATTTAGCACAAAATTGTAATAACGGATTTTAAGCTATGTTTTACGCTTGTTTTATAATTTAATGTATGTTTTCCTATAAAAAATAAATATAAGCGTAAAACATGTGTTAAAACTCGTTATTCAGTTATTTTATCACCAATTAACTCATCTTTATTTAGTAAAAATATCTTATAAGTAAATTCGTCAATTTCTTCAACATAAACTAATGCACCTTGTTTTGCATATTTACGAAAACCTTTAATAGCTATTCTATTGTTCTTATC